TACACCAGTTGTTCCCTGTGTTCCTTGATTGCCTTGGTTTCCCTGATTTCCTTGTGAACCAGTTACACCAGTTGTTCCCTGTGTTCCTTGATTTCCTTGTGGACCAGTTACTCCTTGATTTCCTTTTGGACCTGTTTCTCCAATACTTCCTTGTGGACCTTGTGGACCTGTTTCTCCAATACTTCCTTGTGGTCCGGTTTCTCCATCAAGTCCTTGTGGACCAGTTTCTCCTATATCTCCTTGTGGACCTTGTGGTCCACCAAATGAGCCTTGTGGTCCTTGTGGTCCTTGCGGTCCTTGGCTTCCGCCGCCACCAGAAGCAATAACAATTCCACCCGGAGTTATACCATCAGATAATCGCAATTCTGGTATAGATTGTTCATAGAAAATTTTTCCAGCTTCTCCAATAAAAATATTGGCGTTGGCTCCGGGAACTCTACTGGACCAAATTTTTTGTAAATTATCTGACATTGATTACTCTTCTGGAAAGTCGCTGTCTGTTGCAACAGCTAATCCTGCATTTCTTTTTATGGTTTCTAATTCAGCATCGGTTCCAGCATTCTTTGCACCACATACACATTCCCCTTCACAATCACATGCTTCGCCATCATATACCGAATCAACTCCTGCAATTTTTTTCAATAATTCTATTTTTTGTTGTAATGGTGGAACCATTGCATCAGTTTCATCTGAAGTAGCAACATGATCTGTAAAATTATCTTCGTTACCACCCGGTTCAATTTTTGTTACTGTTTGTATAATTGGTTGGGGAACAAGAGGAACAGGTGATATAGTTGGCACTGGTGCCAATGCAGCCGCGTCAATTAAATTAGCTAAACTACGTAAAAATTCAGCAGTTGTATTCATAAAACCACACTCCATTACGCTATTCTATAAAACTATTTATCGTTAACAGATTTTTCTTGTATATCTTTGTGTTATAGTATATGATGTTAAATAAGATATGTCTTATAAAAAACTCACAACCGAAGAATTTATTGAAAGGGCAAAATTAATTCATGGTGATATTTTTGACTATACTTGTTCTGAATATAGCGGTATTTTATATAAAATAAAAATTAGATGTAGAAAACATGGAATTTTTAAACAAATTGCAAATAGTCATTTAACTGGTAGTAAATGTCCTCTTTGTAATTTAGAAACCAGAACCAAAACACTAATTACTTTTATTAAAGAAGCTAACTTAATATACAATAATAAATTTTTATATAATAAATTTGTTTATAAAACCTCTCATACCAAAGGAACAATTATATGTAATATTGGCCATGAATTTGAGCAATCTCCAGCATCTCATCTACAAGGATTTGGATGTCCAAAATGCAATGTTCAAAACCGAGCACAGCGCAGTAAACAAACTACAAAACATTTCATAAACAAATCAAAATTAGTGCATGATGATATATATGAATATGACTGTTCCGAATATATTGGTCGTAATACAAAAATAAAAATTAGATGTAAAATACATGGTATTTTTGAACAGTTTCCGGGAAATCATTATGCTGGATATGGATGTCAAATATGTAAATCATCACATGGAGAAATTATTATACAAAACTTTTTAAATAAAAAAGAATTAATTTATCAAAAAGGATATATAATTTCAAAATGTAAAAATAAGAAAACATTACCTTTTGATTTTGCAGTATTCAGTTGTAATATTTTGCTTTTTCTAATAGAATATCAAGGTAGACAACATTATTCTGCCTCTTCTTTTGGAAGCAAAAAACAAACACCGGAAAAGATGTTTGAAATTATAAAAGTTCGAGATAAAATCAAAAAAGAATATTGTGAAAATAATAAAATTCCACTACTAATAATTCCATATTGGGATAAAGATAATATAGAAACTATTATGGACACTTATATAAGAGAGATAGATGAAAAAAGCAAAATTAATAATTATTGATGAAGTAAATTGTAAATTTGAAAATTTAGATGCGAAAGATCGTCAATATCTTTATAAAAAAAGTAAAATATTTAATCCTGCAAATAGATTCATTCCTAGTGTAAGGTTGGGTCGATGGGATGGATGTGTATATTATTTTACTATTGGTGGGGCTACTTATATCAATTTATTGGAACCAATTATAGAATATCTTACAGAACAAGATTATGAGATTGAACTTGAGGATAAAAGAACATATAATCGCGATTTTGTTTTTGACCAAATTGATAATAATTGTGTATCTAATTTTGTTTGGCCAGAAGATAGTCCAATTGCTGGTCAACCAATTATGTTACGTGATCATCAAACAGAATCAATAAATATATTCTTGAAAAATTTACAGGGCATCCAATCTATGCCAACTTCATCGGGGAAAAGTTTAATAACTTCTATTTTATCTAAAAAAGTAGAAAAATATGGAAGAAGTATAGTTATTGTTCCAAATAAAGATTTGATTACACAAACTGAAAAATATTACAAAATGTTAAATTTAGATGTTGGTGTATATTATGGCGATAGGAAAGAATTTTTTAAGAAGCATACTATTTGCACGTGGCAAAGTCTTGAAAAACTTCACCAATCTGCAATTGATATTGGAATTGGAGAACCAGTAACATTTTCTGATTTTATAGATAATGTTGTTGCTGTAATAGTTGACGAGGCACATGGAATTCGTGGCACTGTATTAAAAGATATGATGTGTAAGGAATTTGCACATATTCCAATTCGTTGGGCATTAACGGGAACTATTCCAAAAGAACCATTTGAAATTATTAATCTTACTATTTCCATTGGTGAAGTTATTCATAAATTGGCTACATCTGATTTACAAGATGTTGGTATTATTAGCACATGCGATGTTAAAATTCATCAAATGATTGACAACCGAGAATTTACTAATTATGCAGCGGAATATGATTTTTTGGTTACAGATAAAGATCGTTTAGAATATGTATCTTCTCTTATAACCAACGCTGCATTAACTGGAAATGTGTTAGTTTTGGTTGGAAGAAAAGAAACAGGTATAAAATTACAAAAATTGATACCAGATAGTGTATTTTTATCTGGTGCTACAAAATCATCTATTCGTAAAGAACATTATGATGAAGTTAAAATCAGTAATAGTAAAGTAATTATTGCAACCAGTGGTATTGCGGCTGTTGGGATCGATGTTCCAAGATTAAATACATTAATTCTCTTTGAACCGGGTAAAAGTTTTATTCGGACGGTGCAAAGTATTGGAAGAGTTCTGAGAACTGCATTTGATAAAAATCACGCAACTATTTTAGATATATGTTCCACGTGTAAATTCAGCAAACGACATCTTACTTCTAGAAAAAAATGGTATAACGAACAAAAGTTTCCGTTTTCAATTCAAAAAGTTATATGGCAAAAATAAACACATTGACAATTGATAAGTAAGGAGTTATAATAAAAGAATGCTTATATTAAATGAAGAAAACAATCCTATAGATTTAAATTTAATTCCAGATCAATGTGATTTGTATTTTTGGGTTTTCGATAATAGCACGGGATTCAAAGATTATTTTTGCGTTCCATTATTAATGCTTGAATCTTTCTATTCACCAACAATAAAGTTACGTCTAACTACAAACAAATCGCGTAAAAATGAAAAAAATTATTTTTTAAATGTCCCATCGGATTATCAAATTTTAATTGGTGAACCAACTTGTGGAGATTTAGAAATTAATCCAATTACAAGTATTAGTTCCCGACATTTTAATGCTTTTTCAGTGAATCCAATGTCATCTTTCACTGCTGATTATCTACATTTGGAAGTAGAAGATGTTTTACCAGCCGTAAAATGGTTTATGCCGAAAACTAAAACTGGTCAATTATTATGTATTCCACTTGAAAATTGTCATAGACCAGAATGTATTTATTTAGTTAGAGAAATGCCAAAATCATTAGAAATTATTCAAAGTTCAAATGCGTGGTAAATTATCCAAGAAATTTTTAATACAGACAGAAATATTTTTCTCTTTATATGAAATTAATAATAATGGAACATTGTTCTTGGCGCAATAATTTAATTTAATCATATCTCTTTTTTGTAACTTCTCAAATTCTATTTTTCCACCGTAAAATTTTATAGGTTTATAATGTTGTCCACCTTGAAATTCTATAAGACCTATTAATTTTTGGTTTAAAAATATTGCAAAATCAAAGGGTAATACTTTTTTATTTTTACATTCTGGTATTTTAAACTGAACTTTGTAATCGATATTATAATCTTGCAAAAAATTTTCTGTAGCTTGTTCTCCTTTAGATTTTATACATTTAGGACAACCACATCCATTTAAATGACTAATAGGTTCTTGTTTAAAATCTCCGTGTAATGGGCAAGTAATAATTATTTTTGTTTTTGAATTTACATATATTGCTCGTTCATAGGAAAATTTTCTTCTATGGATTTCCGTTGCTAATGTTATAAATTCTTCAAGAGAATAACGAGAGCTTGCTGCTGTTGCTTCCATTCCGCATGTATAACACCCTTGACCAGTTAAATGGTTATTTGGACGTATTAAAAAATCTCCATGTTTCTGACATGTTATTATTAATTTAATATTCCATCCTTTATAAATTGATTTTTCATAAAAATATCTATCTTTATGTATATTCATGGCAGAATTAATAAACCAAGCTGTTGTTTTTGTTCTTGCCTTAGCACCCGATATTAATCCACATTTAGGACAACCACATCCATCCAAATGATCATTTGCTTTTTGTTTGAATTCTCCGTGTAATGGGCAAGTAATTATTACTTTATTGAATATACCAGTGTATGTTGTTAATATATAAGAATATTTAAAATTATGAACAATATTTGCTCTTTCTATAAAATTTTCTGTAATATAAATATTCATATGAATATTTACCCTTGACATTTCTTAAAATAAGAGTAATAATAAACTATGTCCCATAATTATTCTAATCCAGAACCATATATGTTTGATGATCTTGTTTGGATGGCAATATGGGAAGAAATTAAAGGATGGGATATAAATGTTCCAAATGAATACAATGGGTATATGGGAGCTACAGGAAATCATGTAACAGCCATATATAAAGCTATAGTAGATGTATCTACAAAAAATTCTAAAGAGATTAAATAATGGCAATAAAATCAAAAAAAGAGTATAATGATAAATTAGCTATCTGGAATATTATGTCAGCAGCAGACAAAAAAGATTATAATTTTTATGATCGTCTAACCAATGATCAAAAGAAACAATTTTCACCTTATCTTTTGATGCGATGGTTTTCAACAGTCGAAGGGATTACTGATATATCAAAATATTATACTATTGCAACAAATGAATATATTAATTCAAATTTTTGGGATATTCAAAAGCATAAAAAATTACAGTGGTTATGTATATGTGCGGCTTCTCCAAGCATTGGAAAACAAAAACATTATTGGCTTGGTAATGCAAAACGAGAAAGCAGTAATTCTTTAAGAAATATTTTAATGGAATGTTTTCCAGATAGTAAAAGCAATGATATTGATTTAATGCTACGAGTAAATTCAAAAGAGGAAATAAAAGAATGGCTGAAAACGCAACGCGGGTTCGACGAAAAAAATCTGAAAAACCTATAAAAAAGCCAAAATATATTAAGACTTCAAAAGAATCCGTTGTTATTAAACCACGTGGTTCATTTAAATGTAAATTCTGTGAAAGAACCTTTTCAAATGAAAACACAGTAACAATGCATATGTGTGAACAGCGCAGACGATTTAATCAAAAAGATGCTACTTTTTCAAGATTAGGATTTGAAGCATTTATTTCCATCCAACATACATATTTTGGTAATGATAAAAAGAATGACGAAGAAGATTTTAGAAAAAGCAATTTTTATCTTGCATGTCTTAAATGGGGTCATTTTGTTATAGATATTAAATGTTTAAATCCGAAACAATATCTTAGTTGGCTTTTAAAATTAAATGTTTCAATAGATCAATGGAATAAAGATGAAATATATGATTGTTTCTTGCAACATTATGTTTTTATAGAAGATAATTGGGATGCATTTCAAAGAAGTTTTCAAAAAATAATATCATGGGGAGAAGAAGTTAATAAACCATATAACAAATATTTTGTTGAAGCTGGAACTGCCAGAATATTAACGGATGTTCG